TTCTGCGAACTGTTCAGGAAGCACGGCGGTAAGATTTACGCCAACCCGTTCCTCCAGTTGCAGCATGTAGGTACGTACGTATACGGTGGGGACATTGTAAAATCAGGGGGCAACCTGAAATGACTGACAGGTTTGAACGTAGCACCGAAGGTCTTCGTGACGCGCTGATGTCCGAGATGGAAGACATACGCGCAGGGATAGCTGCTGCACCTGAGGCTATGGCGTTTGCTTCGCTAGCTGGGCGTGTGATTGAAACACTTGAGGTAGATATCAAAGAGCAGATACGCCGGGATAATTTAGAACGGGAAACGCGGGAGTATATAGCGGAAAAGCGGCGCTTAGTTGTTGACCGGACGAAAGAAAAGCGACTGCTGTTGGAAGCCTCTAAGGGAATACTAGAAGCGGTTGAGGAAGAAACCGAGGTTTTTGAAGATGCCTGACCACTTCGAAGGTACTGTGTATGTTCGCAGGGGGGCATACGGTTCTCCGCGTGCGGAGACATGGAGTATGCCCGAAGGTGAAACGACTGGCTTAATTGACCTTGGGTATTGCACAAAGAAGTACACACACCACCCCATAGCCGTTGCCTATGAAATCATGGAGGATAAACGGTTTAGGCATTTGTCTATAGAACGTTTGCACGAACTTATAGCTATATGGGGGCCGGTACGCAGCCCACGTTGGAATGACGCATACTCCGACGATTTCTCCCGCGCATTAGATGAAGTCCAAATAGACCCGAAGCAGACCATAAGACCCGTAGCCATATTTGGTGGTTTAAGTTGTATGTGCTGCGACGGTATGGCGTGGGAAGCCCCAGTAATTAGTAAAGAAAATAGTCGTTGGATACCAGAAACAGTTGAAGAAGCTTTTAAAGAGCTAACGCTGCAACAGTATACATTTTCTAGTCTATGGGATTCGTACCACGAATTGTTACCTACGCTATGTCCGCAGTGTTTTGCCAAGACACGCAAAGTTAGACGGACAAATGACGGTTACGAATACAACAAAGTTCACGCATTAAAATGTTTAGCAGAACTAACCAAACAAACCGGAGGAGCAAACAATGAGAACCGACCTACGCAAAGCCGCAAAAGACGCATTAACAGCCGCTAAGGATAACCCCGCAACTGCGGTGATTAAACTGGTCAAGAAAGCTAGTGTAGATACTAACCTACGGGCTGCACTGACCCGGCTTGGTGCGCAACAAGTGATACGTGATTTCTTTGCCGCGCAACGTGTGGCCGCGTTTAGTTTTGCCGTAGGCAGAGTAGCTGCTAGCCTAGACAACCCAGATGTGGCGGAGCGTGTAGCCGCAAGAATAGCTCGGCAAGCTTTCTGGGATGCCTATACTTTGTTTGGTATGTCGCCGTTGCGTACAGCTACGAAACAGCAATTGCTAGACAGCGCGAACGCCAGAGAAACTCAGGCCAATTCGGAACTGCGACTAGCTAGGTTTGAACGTGCCATTGCTTCCAAGCTGGCGTCTGCGCACGACGTAGTTGAAAGCAAGCTTACACTTACGGTTGTCGAACGCCTTGCCACTAAGTATAGGACAGCAAAATGATCGTATTCTGGACACCAACCAAGATCAAGCTACTCATGCAGTACTGGGCTGATGGGTTGTCGGCTAGGCAGATAGGCGCGAAGCTTGGTACTACAAGGAACGCAGCAATAGGCAAGGTACACAGGCTGAAGCTGCAACCTAAGCCTAAGCCTGAGCCCAAACCGAAACCACAGCCCGAGCCGAGGAGCACCAAGGCGACACCGCCTAGACCGATTGTTAACCCGGTTGTCCCCGTTGGCGATGCGTGTGCTGCCACTATGGCGCTGGTTGCAGACAGTTGCCGCTGGCCTATGGGTGACCCCTGCACGGATAGGTTTATGTACTGCGACAAGAAGAAACTAGAGGACTACCCGTACTGCGACGAGCACTGCCGCAAGGCGTACCATGAGTTCGGTATGCCAAGGCACCGGAGGAAATAAGATGGGCTACGGCCAAAACATGCTTGAAGACGCACTGAAGGTCCTCAAGGACCGGGGTGCCAGCTATGGGCCTATCAAGCAGAACCATGAACGTATCGCAGCACTCTGGAGTACGCTACTGGAGCACCCGGTAACGCCGGTCCAAGTGGCGATGTGTATGACGGCCTTGAAGCTTGCTCGGTTGATAGAGACCCCGAACCATGAAGATTCAGCAGTTGATATCGCAGGTTACGCTGCGTGCATCAGAGAATGTCAGGAGAGCTAGGAACATGCTGGAAGAAGCTAGAGATTTCTTTACTAAGCTACGGGGGGAAGTCGGTACCGACGAGCGGTACGTAGACGCCATCTGGGCTTTACGGTACCCTAAGCCGTTTCCCAAGGCTTCATCTGGGTGGCCCTGCCGGTGTGCCTCGGACGCTGTTGAAGTACCTAGCAAAGTAAGAGCCTTACGCCTATGACTAACCGCAAAGAATGGTTGTCTAACAAAGACATAATCGAGAGTGCTCGTATGCTTGACTGGATGCACAGAGCAGATGACAAACGCTACATAGAACACAACATGAAGTCGGCGGAGCTTGTCGCTTATAACTTTGAACGTGGAATGTCCCGTACGAGCTTAGAGCGTATCTGGGGTTCTCGGTTGGTAAACACAGTCTTGGGACACCCTTCCGATACAAAAGAAATAGTCAAGGAAGTCACAATCCCAAGGAAGAGATAGCCGCTATGAGACACCACCGCGAGCCTGAACCCCCGATGGACCCTATAGGTTGTGGTGTAGTTTTGTTACTTGCAGCGTTGTGCTGGGCAGCTGTTATTGGTTTCTTCTTCTTTATAAAGAGCTTTTTCCAGTCATGATTACATGGTCCTACAGCAGCATTAAGACCTTCGACCAGTGTCCGAAGAAGTACTACCACCTCAAGGTAGCCAAGGACGTTAAGGATGAAGGTAGCCCCGCCACGCTCTACGGACAGGAAGTACATAAGGCGGCGGAAGAATACGTGCGTGACGGCACGCCCATCCCTGCCAAGTTTAAGTTCGTTGAACCTATTGTATCTGCCTTTAATAACATCCCCGGCGAGAAGCACACCGAGCTTAAACTGGGTGTTAAGAAAACGGACGCTGGCTATGCGCCCTGCGGGTTCTTCGACAAGGATGTGTGGTGGCGCGGCATTGCCGACCTGCTTATCGTGAACCGGGGTAAGGCATGGCTGGCTGACTACAAGACCAGCAAGAGCGCCAAGTACGCGGACACTAAGCAGTTGGACTTGCTAGCGGGCGCTGCGTTCCTGCACTTCCCGCAGCTTCAACGGATCAAGTCGGCGCTGGCGTTCGTAGTCAGTAACGAGTTTATCAAGAAGTCCCACGATGCCACGCAGCGGGACACTTATATTAATATGTTCAGCCCTGAACTGGAGCGCCTAGCTGGTGCCCATGAGACAGGGGTTTGGAACGCCAAGACCGGGCCGCTATGCGGCTGGTGCCCCGTAACTAGTTGTGAACATTACAGGAGAAGATGATGACGATAAGTGTACAACAGATAATGGAGCAGGCTAGTTCAACAGCTGCTCTCTATTTTTCAGACGCAATTAGGTACATAGATGGTGAATTTGGGGAGGGGTATGCGTTAAAAAACCCGAAGCTTATAGAAATTTATGTACAGGGTGCCTTTACAGATTATGCCGCTACATTGCGATACAAGGGTATGGGAGAGTTAGCCATTGCGATAGAAAACGCAGGAGACCTTATAAGAGAAGGAGGAGTATAATGCCGTACAAGAACCCCAAGGATCGCAAGTACAAGAACGCTGCCAAGTATGAAGACAGCCCGCAGCAGGTGAAGAACCGCGTAGCCCGCAACGCCGCCCGCAAGAAGCTGATGCGTGAAGGTAAGGTCCACAAGGGCGACGGCGAAGACGTGGACCACATGAAGCCCGTGTCTAAAGGTGGCAAGAACAATGCGGGTAACCTCGACGTGCGCACGGAGCACAACAACAGGTCCTTCTCTCGCAACCCTGACCACACTGTTAAGGTCAACAGGCCAAAAAAGAAAAAGTAATGTCTATCCTAACTAGCTACCAATGGACGGGCAAGTTCAAACCATTTGCCCACCAGAAGGAAACGTCTGACTTCTTGTCCCGCCGCCGCAAGGCGTTCTGCTTCAACGAGCAGGGCACGGGTAAGACTGCGTCCGTTATCTGGTCCGCCGACTACCTAATGAAGCTAGGCAAGATCAAGCGGGTCCTAATAATTTGCCCGCTGTCTATTATGAAGTCGGCATGGCAGCAGGACATGTTCAAGTTTGCCATGCACCGTAGTTGTTCGGTGGCCCACGGGGATGCCAAGCAGCGCAAGAAGATCATCGCAGCTGGTTCGGAGTTCGTCGTTATCAACTTCGATGGGCTTGCCGTGGTCAAGGACGAGATCATCAAGGGTGGCTTCGACCTGATCGTGGTGGACGAAGCCAACGCCTACAAGAACCCCATGACCAACCGCTGGAAGGTGCTCAGGGACGTAGCCGCCACAGCCAAGGGCCTTTGGATGCTGACCGGAACCCCGGCAGCGCAGTCCCCGCTGGATGCTTACGGC